CGGTCTACTACCAACCGCACATACCTTTCGTCCGGATTCAGCAAGTCAATATAAAATGTCTTTTCATCGTCCGTGTCTGCGATTGTTTGCCCTGTGGCCAATAAATCAGCCGCAGTGCCCATTGCTGCTGCGGTATCCTGCTGCATCTTGATACTTGTAACCGCGCCGGATGTGATTGCGCCAAAAGTTATGATTGCCAATACGCCGTCATACCCGCTCATATCAAGTATCACGCCATTTATGTCGTCCGTGGCGGCAACGCCATCGGCAGGCGCAATGGCAATGGATATTTTTACGTCTTCAATTAATTTTCTCATTATTTCCTCCAATTTTACGCCTGTAAAAGATGTTTAACCGGCGCCACGCCAGCATCGAGTAAATTGCCGTCAGACCTTAAGAAAGCTACAAAGGCAACCTGATCCAGGTCGGCATAGCGTTCGTCAAGCCTTACCAACCGCACTTCACCCGCATCACGGATTTTGTATTTGCCAAGCTGTCCAAATACAACTGTTTTTGTGGCCGTTGTTACCGAGGATTGCATATCCATGTTTATAATCACCGGATAGCCCTTAATCCTCAATTGCGTGCTATCTGCCAGCCCGTTCAATAAATACTGCCCTTGCCCGTCTTTTAGCTTTGATATTGCAAGGAAGATATTGTCGTGCATCATGAATGCAGCGCCGGTACGATATGCCGGGTCTACGGAGTAAATCAAATCCATAAGCTCATCGGCCTTTATCGCCGTTGCGCTTGCAGTTGTTGTGCCAAGCGTCGTGGCAAGCGTGAGTCCCTGTGGTTGTCCCGCGCCCGTACCTGTGGTGAAATGCTGATTCTGGATTCTGCCCAAACGCTCTCCGGCGATTTGGCCGGTCAACGATGCAAGGTCGACTGCCGAATCCTGCAAGAGTTCAAAAGGGATTTTGATCATCTTTGAGGAGTATTTGTAAGCCTTGAAAATGACCTGCTTAAAGGCAATATTCTGCTCGTTTTGAGTAGTGTTCTCGCCGATGATCTCGCCTTTGTTTGAGGTGTCATCGCTGGTAGGCCACGGCAAGTCATTTCCCGTAGCAGTGCGCATTACTTCTGACACCTGCCGCATGCCGCCAAACTCCAACAGGGCACGCTCAAGCGTGGACACAAAGCCCGTGGGGATTAAATATCCGCCAGTGCTCCCGGTCGTGGTTGTTTGTGGCGCACGGAATTCGTGCTGAATGCTGCGGTAATTGCCGCGCAAACCGAATGCGATCTCTCTCTGATTAAGGTTAAAGCCGCATTGTTTCGCTGCCTGTCTCTGCGCATCCGTGATTTCGATATCACCTCGCAGCGACAATGGAGTTGAAAACCAGCCCTTTAATGCAGCCCCCCGAATTTCCTCTGTAATCTCCGGCTTTTTTTCTTCTCTCCCCTCCGGCTCCGGCCTTGCCCTTGCCTCTTCAGGTATAGCGGCCATGGCTTTTTCCGCATTTTCGAGCCCGCTGCGTGCCTGTAGGTCTTTCGTTAATTTTGTATGCTCTGACATATAGCCGGTAAATTGCTTGTCCTCGTCAGAGGTCATATCCCTCTTTTCCGTATCAGCTTTATCTACAAGGTCTCTTGCCGCTTTTAACGCCCGCAAGGCCTTTTCTTGTATCTCTTTTAGCGTCATCTTTTTCCTCCAAAAACGATAATTTTTTATATTAACTCTTTTTCAGCGATCATTAACCTACGGCGTAAATTCCCGATATTACGCACCTGCGCACCATCGTTATTTTGCCCCGAGTGGTTTCCCGGCTCAGTTTCGGATAATGCCCGCTTTAAAATTTCGATTGATTTTACCATTGTTTCGCAATCTTCCGCCCGGCGTTCGCCATTCTCCCACCTGCCAAGCGCATCTAGCAAAAAAGCCATATCAAGCCCTTTATATGCCCTTGCGCTTACCCGTGTTTGCGGATACGCGGCAAAGGCAACGGCAGATACTTCCAGTAACTGCACCTCTAATAATTCCCGCAGTCTTTTTTCACCATCGCGCGACCATTCGTCTTTTATCGATCGAAAACCGATGGACATTTGGTCAATATCTCCTCGTTTGATAGAGGACACGAGGTCTCGCGCCCATGTGGTATCAGGTGGGATGGCCTCCACATATAGGCCGTGTGCGTCTTCCCTTAAAGACAGTGTTTTATTGCTTATCCGGCCGACCACATATGCAGGGTCATGGTTAAAAAGTGCCCGGACATCTGCGCCATCTGTGATGGTTTTTTTAAATGCCCCAGCCCGGATTTTTTCATAAAAAAACCCTAAATCATGGGATTCCGCGTTAAATACTGCCGCATAGCCTTTTATTACAGGAGTTGTATCCCCTTCCACCCGCAACTCAGGCTTTTGTAAGTTCCGGCGTTCTACTTTCAATAGATACCTCCTCCTGCCCGTTCAGGCGGGTCTCAAAATAAGTTTGTAATGTCTCTTCCATATCACGGCTGGTATTGGATGTCAATAGTTTTATTTCTTTTTTTATTTTTTCAATATGTTTTGTCGCATATTCGCCCGATTCGCCTATATTTACTGGCATTCCAAGCGCGTCGCTTCGTGCTCTAAAAATAGGCGCAAGATTATTTTCTACAAAAGTTCTATGTTCTGCATAAAAGACATTTACCCACTCATCGAAGGCTTTTGCATCAAAATTGTCCTTTTGTTTCCTGATTTGTCGCATGATATCTGCCTTTTCCCGCCGGATTGTCCGCTTTAAGGTATCCTCAAAGATGCCGTTAAATGCCCGACCAACCCGATCTTTGTCTTTATCCGTAGGAGGTTTTTCCTCCGGTATTTTTTCGCCCGTTTTTACCATGTTTAATGGCGTAAGGTACTCTTTCCCCTTACCATCAGGGAGAGGATTCATGTTTTCTTTCTCGCGGATGTCATCAGCGGATAACCAGCCTCCGTTGCGACCTATACTGTAGGCGCTATACCGGCTGGCCGTGTCCCCGCGCAGGAGGCCATCGACAAGAAATTCGGCAAAATATTCCTCATTATCTTCTTCGAAAAGGTCTTTTTTTATGCCCTGTTCCCATCGCACAAGCCATGGCCGCATCGTGTTTACCACAAAGGAAAGGAAAAATTGCTCCGCGCTGGCGTATGTGCTGGATTTGTTTTCCAGCCCTACCATTATGGCCGGGACGTTAAACATTCTGGCAATTTCAACGCCTTGAAAATTTCTGGTCTGGAGATATTGCGAATCCTCCTGGGATAAGCTGATTTGATGGTATTTCATGCCTTCTTCAAGGATTAAAAGCCTATGGGCATTGGATAACCCTGCTTGTTTTTCCTCAAAAGACTTTTGGATATTGCCCTTTGATGTTTGATTCGACAAGCGTCCAGGATGCTCCAACACACCGCAGGGTTTTGCGCCATTTCCAAAAAACTTTGCGCCAAATTCTTCCGTCGCAAGGGATAGCCCTATAGCTTCACGCGCCATTTTTATAATCGAATAGCCCGTTACGCCATCACCGCCCAGCCCCTTCCGATGGAAAATCTTATTCCTACCAAAGACAACAGTGCCGCCATCGGGTAGGTTTATTTTATATTCCAATTGCTGCGTAGTTCGGCTTCGGCCAACAGATACCCGGTCTGGCGTAATAGGCCATAATTCAGCAATTCTACCACCACGGTCATATACTTTTTCAGAATATGTATTGCCTCTCAAGCATAGATGCGCTTCTGATAACTCAAAGAATTCAAAGCTGGTCATTTCTGGGTTTGGCTGACTATGCAATAATTTGTAAAGTGGATGCTCTATCGCCTTTTCTTTTCCGCCGCCAGGCAAGCGGCGGTATATGTGCAAGGGGAGTGATGCTATTGTTTCGGAGAGTATTTTCACACAGGCATAGACGACGGTATTTTGCATTGCCGTTTCTGCTGTTACTACACGTCCTGTATCCGACCGCAGCCCCCCGTCAAAAATGGCAGATATGGGGGTGGATGGATTGTTGAGTGATACCCGCTCTTCGTTTTTCTTTTTAAATGGCCACATTTTTTGTCACCGATACGGTAATTTTGCCGGATAAATCATTAATTAATATATCGTAAAATGGCACTAGTTCGCCTTCTTTTATTTCTTCAAATTTATCAGACAGGCCTTCCATTAAAAATTTTCCGCTACAATACAAGTGTTCTACCCGAAAAGGGATAAAATTTATTATCCCTAATGCATGTGCAACTTTTTCCGGATTTTTTCTTATGAAATGGTCTGAGAGGTAAAATTTGCCAATTTGTTTATTGTTCATCGCTCCCCCTTTCCCTCAAAAATAATCGCTATCTAAAGTCAAGAGACCTCTTTCATCATATACGGACGTATTCCCCGCCTGGTTGCGCGACAATCTATCCAACGCCATTACCAGGCTTACAATGCCGTCAATTTTTCCCTGAGATTCTGCTTTGTTCGGCTTTAGATTTCCAGCCGGGTCTTGCGATACGGCAACATTATCAGCCATCCAGCGCAACACCGGATTGCCACCGTGATTTAATTTTCGCTCCAGTAATCGCCGTTCAAAATCCTTCATTGGTGCGGCAAAGGAGAGATATCCCATGCCCATGCCTACCACCGCTATCCCTTCGCCCACAAGCTCCATCGCCAATTGGTGTGCCTGAAACAGCCTATCAATGTTCATGTCGATAAGCTGAAATTTCTGTGCATCCTCAATTATCTGCCCACGTATAAAGGCAAAGTCAATGGCATTGCCGGGAGTTGTCTCTAAAAAACCCTGGCGATGCCATGTTTGATAGTGTTCTTTGTATTTGTTTGATGTATCGTAGAGTTTATCTTCCGGACACCAGAACCGCGCAAGAATGTCAACCTTATCCTCGTCCGGGAAAACCATCACCCATGCAGACATATCGCTCACGCTTGAGAGGTCAAGGCCTCCATAGCATCGACGCCCCAATAACATTCTTTCGTCAATGTCGCCTGTGTGGTTTTCATTCCAGACCGTAATGTCAATAAACCTATCAATTTGCTGAACCCATTTATTCAGATGTAGGCGAAAAAAGGCATTCTGTGAAGCAGGTGATTGCTTTGCCTTTTCACACTTACGACGCAAATCGTCCTCTTTAACGGATATTCCGAAGTTGGGATTTGCCTTTCGCCATGTCTTTTCGCTCGTCCAATCGTCTTCAGCATCGCCTTCTTTTTCCGCTATGTCCATACCTGCGATATATGCAAAAAAGGTTTCATCTTTTAGTGTGCCGGTTAATATTTTTTGCGCGTAATCGTGCTGCTCCCAGCATACTGTCTCGCGGCTGCTGCCTGCCGTGGTGATTGCAAAGATAAGAGGTTGCGTCCTTGCACCTGTCGCGGTATCAAGTACATCCCACATAAGCCGGTTTTTGTGGGCATGCAGCTCGTCGATTATTACTCCATGCACATTTAGACCGTCCATCGTGTCCGCATCAGCCCCAAGCGGCTCAAACTTGCTGTTTGTGGCCTCTATGTGCAAATTGTTTTTGAATACCCCGATCTTGTTTCGCAGAAAAGGGGAAGCCTTAACCATCCTGGTGGCCTCGCTATGTGATAAACAGGCTTGTTCTCTTTTGGTATTGTGCGTTGCAATTAATCCCTCAGTAATTAAAAATAAATGAGATGGTGAATCTACTGAAATACATTTAACCGGGACAGATTCTATCTTTTCAATACGTATAATCCTACGATTTCTTGCCCGCCTTGTTGGTATAACCTGCCGGATTGCTTTTCTTTTTAAATGGAAAAGAGGTACTCCATTACCACGGGCAGATACTATCCAATGCGGTTCCCCCACAACTTGTGCCGAATGAAATTTCGGAATAATCCCCAACGATGCCATGAGCCGATATACACCTAGAGCTAATTGCTTATTTCTGTTTGTAAATCTTATCTCTCCTGTCTTTGTGCATGTTCCATCTGTGTCCAACAATCCCCTTAATAATTCTAATCGTTGTTTTTCACTTGCAAATAAAAAAACATCAGGAATGCGTTTATTGTTTAGTAAGTTACATGCGGTTAACCTACCCCTCAGTTTTAAAACCGTATATCGAAATAAATTTCCTTTTAATCCGTGCTGGGAAATCTCTTCCCCTTCTGCGCGAATGTGTTCTGCAATCTCCATATCATCGGGATGGTGTACGATTTGCCCTCCGTTGCACCTCCCAGCTCCCAGCCAAACTCCAAGCGTATATGGAGGAATAGGTAATGTTTTTTCGTTTATTATCAATGGCAAAGAGGCTTTTATTCTATAATTTGCAGTTCCCCATGGCGTTTTAATAGTATTGGCAATTTTTTTTGTAGTTAATATTCTATGCAATCTTGGCGATATCTTAAGAGATATACCGGCTTTGCTTTCTCCCAAATATATACTATCGACTTGCCATAAATGATCGTCATCGCAAACAACCTGGGTACCATCGTCAAAATATATTCTGCTACAATCTTTATTTAAAAATACCGGGGAAACACCGGTTACTTTTGTTTGTTGTCCTTGCTCATTGAATACTATATCGCCTTGTTTAGCCTCTCCCATTGTAATATACCCATCCGGAGTGGGTATTTTAGTATCAAGACTTAAAGGCGCAGCACAAAAAACTTCTGCGCCCGGCTCTCCATCTGCCACGAAAAGGAAAAGCCCGATGCCCGCCGCGATTGAGGTTTTACCGTTTTTTCTCGCGACCTCTGTGTAAGCAACTCGGAACCTACGCTTGCCATCTGACACCCTTTTCCAGCCGAATATCGAACCAAGTATAAAACATTCCCACAAGCCCAGCTTAAAAGGCTTTCCAGCCCATTCCCCTTTCGAATGTACCAGGAACTTTTCAAAAAAGTCTATGACAAAATTTGCCGCTTTCAGATCGAAATATATCCCCAGTTTTTTCGCATGCTCAAGGTCGTGCAAATGCCTTTCACATGCCTGATTTACCAGCCTGCCTGCAGGGATTTTTCCACCTAATACGCCATTTATGTAGTGATCAACCGAATTTCTGTTCGCCATTTTTTAAGAATTCTTCAAGAGGGTCTGATTCTTTTTCTATCCCTACGCCTCTTAGTTTTACCCTGTCGGATGGCGAAAGCCCTAATTTCCCGCCATATCGGTCGAAAACAGATAGCGCCTCACTATATACCGATAGATACTGTGATTTTTTCCCATCTACCACCAGCATATCGCTTTTAAGCTTTGTCGCTGCCATCTGCGCAAGCGATAGGGATACACAGCAATGCTCTAAAATATCAAGGTCAAGATCAGATAATATGCCCGATTGCACCAAAAGAGGCGCAAGCCTCTTCCACTTTTTTTTAGCACAGATATTTAAATGTCGCGGAGCCGCCGGTATTTCCTTGCATCCTGCCACATTAGGAATATCTGTGGGGATTTTTCTTTTACCCGGATTTCCTTGCAATACTCTAAGCGCGATTGGTTTTGGTGGCCGTCCTGCTGGCATGTGTCCCCCTTTCTCTATGTATCCCTTGGTGGCACACACTGCAGACCGCCTGCAAATTATCCTCCGCATTCGTGCCGCCATCACGGACTTTTGCTATGTGATGCACCTCGCTGGCCGGTGTCACTTTTTTAAAATTCAGACATCTTTCACACAATGGATTTTTTAACAAGTACAACCCCCTTATTTTTTGCCACAAAGTGCCGTAGCCCTGCTCAGCCGTAGTTCCACGGCTCTCCCGCGACTGCTTACTATCGAGATGTTTATGCTCATCACAATACCGAGTACGCACTATCGCGGCACAACTCCGAACCGCACACGCTTTTCCAATTAACTGGCCCATATCAAATATCCCAGTGCTGTACCAATTTTGCGGACGCATAAGCAAGGC